AGGGCCATTACCCCATGTCCAAATATCTCGCAGCAAAATGAGCTGCATCTGGGTGTGGGGATAGCAGACTCAGGAAATCAAAATCTCCTGCAGCTGCCCGCTTCTCAATGTCAAGCTGCACTTGAACACTGATTCCAAACTTCTCGGCAAACAAAGCTCGAGTGTCTGGCGAAGGACTGAATTTCGGGATGGTAAAGGTGTCTCGGGGACAATGGTGGAAACCGTCGTCGACCCAACGGGGTGCGACATGTTCCGTCACAGAGAGGGCATATCGGGCCACGGATCCAACTATGGGACACTGTGGAGTCTCGTAAACTGAGGACAAAGCCTTAGCTCTCAACAACCCATCCATGATGCGCGAACCCGCACCAATGGTACTGGATGTCCAGCCAAAATTGCTCAAAAACCTCAAAGGACTACGTATAATCTCCCCAGATTCCGCGAATATCATTCCACAGAACGACGCTTCGCTTGGATCAGTGATCTCCTCTATCTTGATGGTAAAGCCCAGTTTCTTATACCCCTCCGAAGTAAGAGAAGCTTGAGTACTGAACAATCCATCATCCCCCTCCACGAACCCATCAACAACCGCGCCTTGCTTCCAGCACAGGTATTTGACTAACATAAGGTTCGTGAAACCATTTCCCAGGCTCGTGCACATATCCCCACTCATGCGTCTCGCTTTGATTACAGCCTTAATGCCCGTATGTGTGGACATGCAGTTGTCCCCAGAAAGGGCGGCACACAGCAATTCCGCATCATCAGGACACCACTGTAAGCAATGGCGATAGAGTGCAAGTTCACAAGCCTGCATGAGGGCCGGCACAAAGTGGCTCTCATACGCAGTAAAGTCAGTGGCATAATACCTCCGACCTGCCTGCTTGAGCGCCGCAACCTTTGCGGGCCGTTCCGGGACAGGAGTATGTTTAATGAACTCAGGTAAAGCATAAACAACCTCCTCGATCGCTTTGAAGAACCTCCCACTGTAAGCTTTAAAAGCATCACAACGAGAGTTGATCATTCGACACTGCTTATAGCATTCATAGGATTCAGTCTTCACAAAAGACTTGACCCTACGACACTGCCAACGTGTGGGGCGACCGCCCTTAAGTTCCATCCAAGCCACCCTCAACTCCTGCTTTCTAGCATCATTGAAAGAAGTAGACTCTAGCCATTCCTCAAAAGGAATGTTTCTAGCTTGAGGCAAATTAGCCCTCAGCCAGGATGAAACAAATCTCGAAAATCCGCGCAATTCGTCGGGGTCCGCGACAGGCACCTCCCTCATAAGCCTTTGCGCAAAGCCACAGAGGACCGTGTCTGGATCGTTAGAATCTAAACAGATGGGGGCTAAGCCCGGCACACTACAATAGTTCAAGCGACGGAACATCCTACGCCGAGCCCGGCGAGTAGGAGGGACGGACACAGTCCCACCACGATCCTCAACGCAGGTATCAGGCCGGGCGATTGGCATCTCGTCCGACCTGGCACCCACAGAAAAAATGCGGTGAAACCGTGTCTGCCACATATTTATAGCGGCGACGTGGCAAAAGTCGCCCCGACCTCGAAAAAA